GTGAGCTTACTCGAAAGACTGAATACACTGCTTACACCAATACTGCCTGTTGAAACAGGTTTGTTTACAGGTAAAGCTCCTGATAGATATATTGTTATAACACCGCTTACAGATACACTTGAGTTGTACGCAGATAACAAACCTGAAAAGGAGATACAGGAAGCTCGGCTCTCCTTGTATGATAAAGGCAACTACATAAAGATAAGGAACCAGATAACACAGCTGCTGTTGACAGCAGATATAACAATAACAGACCGCAGGTATATAGGACATGAAGACGATACTGGGTACCACCATTATGCTATTGATGTCGCTACCTGCGAGGATATAACTTGAGGAGGATAAATAAATGGCACTGATAGGGCTCGACAAGCTTTTTTACGCTAAGATAACAGAGGACTCAAGCGGTGATGAAACCTATGATACTCCTGTAGCTCTTGCGAAAGCAATACAAGCGGATCTGTCTGTTGAACTGGCTGAAGCAACACTGTATGCAGATAACGCACCTGCTGAGGTTGTAAAGGAGTTCAAGAAAGGTACGCTCTCACTCGGTATAGCAGATATAGGAACAGCAGCAGCAAAGGACCTTACTGGTGCTGAGATAGATGTCAACGGGGTTGTTATCTCAGGAAGCGAGGACACAGGCTCACCCGTAGCTATAGGGTTCAGAGCACTGAAGTCGAACGGCAGGTACAGATACTTTTAGCTGTACAGGATTATATTCGGTGTCCCTGCAACAAACCTTCAGACAAAGGGTGACGCGATAAACTTCTCGACACCCACAATAGAAGGAACGGTTATGAGAAGGAACAAGCCTGACACCAACAACAAGCATCCATGGAAGTCAGAAGTGAACGAAGATGATACCGGTGTCCCTGCAAGTGTTATCACAGGCTGGTACACCCAAGTGTACGAGCCGACTTTTACAGTTAGTCCGTAATGGAGGATAAACATTTTATATGAATAACAACAACATATTACCAACGATCTCCGACAGAGGTTCAAAGATAATAATCGGTGGCCAGGAATATGAGCTTATACTTACGACGAGAGCTACAAAAGAGATATCCACCAGATATGGTGGTTTATCCAATCTTGGTGACAAGCTTATGAAGTCTGAGAATTTCGAGTTAGCACTGGACGAGATTATTTGGTTGATTACCCTACTTGCCAACCAGAGTATTCTTATACACAACCTACACAACCAGGATGACAAGCATGAGCTGCTTACCGAAGAGGTAGTTGAGTTACTCACCTCGCCGCTTGAGTTATCCGAATACAAAAACGCTATCACAGAATCGATGCTCAAAGGCACAAAACGAAACATCGAGAGCGAGAACAGCATCAAATCAAAAAACTCGTAAGGGCAGAGTCAAAATCTGCCCTTTCTGATTATGAACTATTTGCTCGGCTTATTTTTTATGGTGTATCACTACTCCATCGGTCTGAGCAAGAGGTCTGGCTGATGCCGCTGGGCCATCTGCTCGACCAATGGGAGGTATACAAGCAGTTCCATGGGATGGTGAAAGTGAAGCGAGAGTGGTATATTGATGAGATTTTGCCATATGATGCGTTGTAGGGTATGAACAGCTAATTATAATATATCAAGCGGTATTGAGTGAGGAGGATGCGTAATCACCTCTTCCTATATATAGCATTTTATAAATGATTTATAGTTTGGTATTCTGATTAACTCCCCACTGGTGCATAAAGCGGCAGATGAGGTCGTTCATATCGTATAATTTCATACTACTGGGGTTACCGTAACACCGCGCAAGTTCTGATATAGGTATTGTTTTATTAGCTTTCATTCCGGGCGTTAAGCTGTCGCAATAGCATTCATGACCATGTCAATACCGTCGGTCTTGAGATTGCCCAATTTCCACCACTCGGTGGGTTCTGCAATATTCGGGTAGACATTGTAATCCGCGTCAACTAAAACGCAGGGGAAACTCGCACTGATATTTGGAGGATTATCATCATATAACAAATTATCAAGTAGGCAACACTCCGGATATCCCAGCATTTCGATACCATCTCTGCTGAGCGATATCATTTCGTTTGGTATAAAAGGTAAATCAGTTTGTTCCAAACGTTCGTTCTCAAGCTCATATCCGCATCCCTCAGGTGATATTCCTCCGATGAAGAATTCTGTAATATTATATTCCATCATCAGCTCCAAAAACGCATTAAGCTCACCGAGACAGTGCTTTGTGTTGGATTTACAATGATATATGTATCATTAGTGTTTTTAATTTTTGTCGATATGCATTTATCTCATAAAGTAATATTAAGTATTGGCTCTGGAATTTCTTCTGGAATTGTATTATTTTATGGTATGGTTTTATTCTATTTTGCTAAAGAAAATGGTATAGATTATTACTTTAGGTTAAAAAACTTTGGAGATATTTATGGTATTCAAGCAAATAATATAAATTACCTGCTTTATATTATATCTGCCATTTACATTGTTTTTCTCATTTTTATATTACATTTAAGTTTAAAAAAGCAAAGAAAGGATGTTATTTGTGGGAATTAATATCCTGTATTCGGAGTTTCATGGAATCCCGCAGACACACAAAGAAGTGTGGCAAGAAAAATTATTATATTCTTAGAGGCACGGTGGGTTTTATTTGGAGATTATTGTGATGAAGCATTGTGCCAGTTCATTGAATCGGTTAATCTACCGTCAGGTTTATATTCGGATAATCCATACTTATAATCGGTATGTGAATCAATGTCAATAAATTGAAAGCCTACTGAATCTTCATAGAAAAAATTGCTTTTTCCCATGAAGTCAATCAAAACATCATTATCAATTAAAGTGATAATATCGCTTATGAATTTATCAAAGTGTTTTTGTGGTACTTCGGATATAAATTTTGTCCTGCAAATAATGTATTCTTTCGCATCAATATCGCCTGGAAGATATTTATTGTCAAGATTATTTTGTGTCCAGACATAATATTTTTTCATAATTGCATCATCATAGAGTTCTTCGCCTTTTGCCCGCAGTTGAAATATATATCCGGTTCCATTTTCGCTGTCTGGTTCAAAGCAATAGCCCAAAATAGGAATAACCGCGATACCTTGCTCCCGTAAACTCATAAGAATTTTTATCAATTCATCAAAATAAATTAGGTTATCATCACGCGTTGTAACATTCCTTAGTTTGATTCTTTGCGTTGACAAAACTACATAATCATCAATAAAGTATGCATGTCTGTCAATACCTCGTTTCGCTGCTTTCATATTTTCAACTTGAGATAATAATTCCCTTGCTTTTTCGGATTCAATGTAAAAGTATTTTTCTTTCATTTCAAAATCACATCTTTCTTCATATTTTCTTCCAGAACATTGTATGGGTGTAACATTTTTCAAGAGTGTTTTCATATCTCCTTTGCAACTCAAGGTCGGGTTTGTCAAGCTTTAAGCAGAGCTGATTGATTTTTCCGTCTTATACATTTGTATAAACAACCGGATAACCCGGATTCAACTCGAGAAGCTGATCTATCGAATGCATCTCGGATTGGATTAGCAGCTGCCCCGTATAGCCGATTTTTTCATAGAAACCCTCAGCACTCTCTACTGAACCGAGTGCAAGTAAATGCACATCGAGCTTCTTTGCCTGTCTTTCCACTTCAGACATCAGTTTTCGTGCAATTCCGATTTTTCTATACCTTTCGTCCACGGCTACAATACCGATGGTGATGTTGCCGTCGCTTTCGAGATGGGAAGGTGTTATGCCAATTACTTCGCCATCTGATTCAGCATAAATCAAAAGCTCAGGATGAGTTTTCATGTGTTGTGACCAGTATTGGCGGTTAAATTGATTTTCATGATAACCGAATATCTTTTCGGCAAAGTTGAGAATATTTTCAAGCTCATATTCGTTTTTCACGTATTTTATAATATAATCCATTTCTAATTCCTCCGTTAAAAAAAATATAAAAATTACGGTAAGGTATAATCCCTGCGGGGGATTACGGCCTTACCGTTTGTCATGCTCCGATGCAAACAAGAAGGCCACGGACGAAACATCCGTGACCTATAAAGCTTAATAAGAATGGAAACATTCTTTATTGCCGGTAAATGGCAACACTTAATAAAGCATAGCAAAAATCTACACTTATAATGCTGTTATTACCGACGAATTCAGAGAATAACTCTGTTTTTAAGCTCCGCACAATGTCTCGTCGTTATTCTTTATTGCGGAGCAAACCAGTCGATCTAATTTCATGACGCCTGATATGTAAAACATGGTGTCACACTCCTCTACAACTTAATTATAGCAGATTATTTGTAAAAAATCAATACTCAATAAAAATGTCAGACAATTTATCCGAGTTCTCAGATAAGTTGTCATATCCCATGAGTTTTGTTATTCTCCTAACTCTCTGAAATTATAATAAAATCCGGGGAATTCATTAGGAACTCCTCGGATTATTTTTTGTAGTTAACAGTGGTTGTGATTATTTATGCGAAACTCATTCAGAGCTTTTTACTGTAAAGCAGCGATAATTGAGACTTTGAAAAACACGAGCAAACTTAAATGCAATCATTAATTAACCGAGAAGTTAGTATTGAAACCCTTGATATTACTAAACCAATGTGGAGGAAGGAGGATAACTATATTTATGGGATATGACAATTTCGGCCTGCGTATAGGCGTCGAGGGTGAGCGCGACTTCAAGAAAGCGCTCTATGATATAAATCAGTCGTTCAAAGTCCTCGGCAGCGAGATGAAACTGGTCTCCTCTGAGTTCGATAAAAATGATAAGAGTGTTCAGGCAGTTGCAGCTCGACATGAAGTCTTAAGTAAAACAATTGATGCTCAGAAAGATAAAATTGCTGCCCTCGATTCAGCTCTTAAGAACGCCTCCGACTCATTTGGTGAGAACGACCGCCGTACCCAGAACTGGGCTGTCCAGCTTAATAACGCCAAAGCTGAACTCAACGGTATGGAACGGGAACTGGAGCAGTCTGCGGACAACGCGGATGACCTCGGTGATGAGCTGAATGAAACAAGTGATGTCGCAGAGAAGTCGGGGCCGAAGTTCGATAAGCTGGGTAAAGAAGTCGTCCAAAGCTTCGGCGAGCTCGAGCAGAACCTTGGCGGCTCGGAAGCTGTGTTCGGTGAGTATGCTGCATCAATCCAGAAAACCGGTGAGGATGCATATAAGAACCTCGGCGTTTCCCAAAGCGATTACTTAGCTACAGCAAATAAAATGGGTGCGCTGTTTCAGGGCTCAGGGATAGAACAACAGAAAAGCTTGGAACTTACCGAGAAGGCAATGCAGCGGGCAGCTGACATGGCGTCTGTCATGGGTATAGATATGCAGGTTGTACTTGACTCGGTTGCAGGTGCAGCTAAGGGCAACTTCACTATGATGGATAACCTCGGTGTTGCCATGAACGCAACTAACATCGAAGCATACGCGCCCGCAAAAGGTCTGGATTTCACCTGGAACACCGCTACACAGGCAGAAAAAGCCGAGATAGCTATGCAGATGTTCTTTGAGAATACACAGCAGTACGCAGGTAACTTCGCACGTGAGTCAACACAAACCATATCCGGCTCAATCGGTCTGCTCCAAGCTGCACTCGGTTCGTTTACAACAGAGTTAGGTAACGCTGATGCTGATATGACCAACCTGACACAGAACCTTGTTGACGCTTTTGGCTCTGTGGTAAAGAACATCGTCCCGGTGTTGGAGAACATTGTTACAGCTCTCCCAACAGCAGCAGGTGCAATACTGTCAGCTATAGGGGATATGCTGCCCATGCTGCTTACGACAGTAACAGAGCTGTTCACTCAGGTGCTTGAAACACTGCTGAACCTGCTGCCGGAACTCATACCCGCTGCGGTTGATGCAGTGATGACGATAGTCGGTACACTTGTAGATAACCTTCCTCTGCTCATTGATGCAGCTGTACAGCTTATACTTGCTTTGGTAGAAGGTATAGGAGCAGCGTCCCCGAACTGATCCCAGCTATTGTGGAAGCCATTATTCTGATTGTGAATACACTGATCGCTAACCTTGACAGAATCCTTGAGGCAGCGTTCGCTATCATGCAGGGACTAATATCAGGGTTACTCAACGCGTTACCGCTTCTTATTGACGCGCTTCCTCAGATAATAATGAGTATAGTAAACTTCATAACAGAGAACTTTCCTATGATAATAGATATGGGAATCCAGCTTACAGTACAGCTTGCAGCAGGACTGATACAAGCTATCCCGCAGTTAGTCGCAAAGCTGCCTGAGATAATAGCAGCTATCCTTGGCGGGTTAGGTAAGGCTGTTCTTTCTGTGGGAGAGATAGGTATTAATATAATAGAAGGACTCTGGGAAGGTATCAAGTCCATGGGGTCCTGGATAAAAGACAAGGTCTCGGATTTCTTCGGTGGTATTGTAGACGGAGTAAAAGGACTGCTCGGCATAAACTCACCCTCAACTGTATTTGCTGACATAGGCGGCAACATGGGAGCAGGTGTAGGAGTAGGTTTTACAGAAGCCATGAAGGACATCGAGAAGGACATGAAGAAGTCCATCCCAACCGACTTTGACATCAAGGGTAACATAGTCGGTGGTATAGGTGAATATGACGCCGTCTCAAGCCGAAACAACACAGTAACCCACACCGGTACGATCCGTGTCGAGGGTGTCAGCGACAGCGGGATGCTCACCGGGGTTGTTGACATAATCATGGGTGAGCTAAGACGGGAGGTCAGGGTGTGAAATGACGTCTTCTTATCTATGTTTGAAATAAATGATATATATATGCGTATACCTGTTTTTGTTAAACTCCTTATTCTACCCTTATAT